TCAGTGGTATAGTACCAATGCTTAACGAGGCAGTGCGTGAGTATAGTGATTTGCAAGCTGAGATAGTTCAGCATATACACTCTACTATGTGGAGCATACAGCCTCAACAGTGCACTCGATGTAAAGGAGTGGGTGAGATTCCTAGAGAGAACTCAGCTCCTATCTCATGTCCTGGATGCAGTGGGAAAGGAATCTTACCATTGAATCCATTTGAGCATGTGATCATGCCGATGCCTAAAGCAGGAGATTCACCAGTACCTACTCCTCCAATTGGATATGTTACAAAGCAAACTGAGATAGCTCGACTACAAGAAGAGAGAATTAGACAGCATATCTATGATGCATTGAGTGCTATCAGCATGGAGTTTCTAGCTGAGAGTCCAATAGCTCAGAGTGGAGTTGCTAAGCAAGTAGATAGAGAAGAGCTTTACAGCTTTGTTCATTCTATTGCTGAGGATGTAGTTAGAATCATGGATGAAGTTTGCTATGATATACTAGCTTGGAGGCACTATGGACAAAGTGTAGATATCAATGAACTAATTCCTTACATCCCAGTTCCTGAGAGATATGATATGCTTAGCGGCAAAGTATTAGTCGATGAGCTTACTGCAATGGTAAATGCTAAAGTAGATCCAGCCATCATTAATGCAGCTCAAATAGAATTAGCAGATAAGAAATTTAACGAGTCTAACATAAAAAACTTAGTGATACTAAAACTTAAACTAGATCCATTTGCAGGAGTTCCTGAAGAGAATATTAGCTTACAACGCACCTTTGGAGCAGTGGATCAAAATGATTTAGTCATTCATGCAAACATCAGCAAGTTTGTTTCAAGAGCTATGTCTGAAGTAGATGGATTTTCAGATTTAGCATATACAGAGCAAGAGTTAATCATGCAGAAGTATGCGGCTGAAATGAAGAAACCTTTACCTCCAACTCCATTAGCATAATACATGGCTAAGGCAGATGCAATCATAAGGCAGATTACAGACCTTATAGAAGCTCGAATTGATGCTTGGAATAGTAAGATGCCAAAGCTTCAAGAAGATTCCTATAAAGTCGTGCTAGAGCTTTCTGCTGAACTTGAAACAACTGCAGGACAAATCAAGCCATCAGTCAAGAATATAAAGACTATTGCAAAGATAAAGGCCGAACTTGATAAGACTATTTTTAGTAAGGAGTATCAAGATGATCTAGATGCTATCATCAATGACTATAAGACTATCTCAGAGCTGCAGCAAAATTACTTTACTGCTGTAGTAGGTAAGTTCAAAGTGCCATCAGTACTTGAGCAGATTCAAAGTCTAGCTCAGGATAGTGTAATTAATCAGCTAGGGCAAGATGCAATAGGAGCAAACTTTACAGGACCTATCAAGGACATCCTAGTTAAGAATGTAACTACTGGAGGCAGCAGAGCAGACTTTATTGAGCAAGCTCGAGAGTTTATATTAAACACTGAAACTGGAGATGGCCGATTAGTAAGATATACAAAGCAGATAGTTACTGATTCCATGAATCAATTCTCTGCAAACTACAACGCAACTATAACAGATGACTTAGGATTGAAGTGGTATAAGTATGATGGCTCTTTAAAAGATACATCAAGGCCATTCTGCGATGCACTTATAGGTGCAAAGAAGTCATGCATGCCTTACATCCATGTGAGTCAGCTCGAAGAGATAGTAAATGGTCAGATTTGCGGAGAGCAAGTTCCCATTTATGACAAGACAGGACTTCCAGCAGGCATGATTGCGGGCACAAATGCCTCTAACTTCCGCATAAATCGCGGAGGTTATAATTGCAATCATCAGCTCTATCCTGTGAGTGCTGCAGTAGTTCCTAAAGAGTTAAGAGATAAGTTTAAAAACGCATGATTGTAGTGTATATTTGTATAAATTAAAGCTCGCAAGAGAAAACCTTATGACATTAGCTGAATTTATTCAAGAATTATCAGACAGAGTACAAATCGATGCTGCCGATGAGCAGTTAAAACAATTAGTGATGAATCCTGCACTCTCAAGTGTTCAGATTCCTGCTAATCTAATGGCTTCAGTACAATCTAAATTGATGACTGAGAATGAAGCTAAGAATAACTTCACAATCAAGAAGCACTTTACAGGCACTGCATTAAGTACTGTAGATAGCAAGATTAAAGACTTGCTTGATGAGTTTGCTTTTGACGATGAAACAAAGACTAACATCTTAGCAGAGCAATCTACTTACAATCGCATTCCAATGTTAGCCAAAGCTATCTCTGATGCAAAGGAGAGGTCTATCAGTGCTACTGGTGGCGAGAAGAAAACATTAGTAGATAAGATAGGCGAGCTTCAGAACTTGTTGAATGCGGAGAAGGATGGTCGTAAGTCTGACATTGATAGAGTAAATACACAATGGCAATCACAGCTAACAGATAAGGAGCTTTATGCTATGTTTAGTCAGTATAACTACGCACTAGACTTAGATAAAGACATCACTATCTCAACAGCTCGTAATCTTTGGGAGAAGAAATTAAAAGAGAGAGGTGGCAAATACCAATTTACTGAAGATGGATTGAAGCTAGTCAATAGCGAATCATCTGACCTACCATTCACAATTGATAATAAGCAAGTAGATATCAAAACATTCACTGAGAATGTACTTGCTGAAGCTAAACTGTTAAAGGTGCAAGGCAATGGACCAGCTCCTACTTCATCAACTCCTACTCCTGCTCCTGTGCAAGTCAATAAAACAACAGCTCCAGGTGCTAAGAATTTAGCGAGTAAAGCTCTTGCTGATTTTAAGGCAGGAAGTACAAATTTGTTATAGTCAATTCGTGATATGTGCCTTATGGGCAAATACAATAACAAGGATTAATATCCAATACAAGTACAAAGTTCAAATTAAAAATCTAATTATCCAAAAATAAAATGGCATACGGATATTGTGAAGCCTTGTTATTGCACTTAGAGTCAATAGCAGGCACAAATTATCCTGGTAAGAAAGTAACTGTACCAGGTTTCTTAAATATGTTGATCACTCAACCTGATCGACCTTTCGCTGCTGCGAATCAGGGCGGACACTACAAAGATGTTCGTGTTAAATACATGCCTCGTACAACTACTGCTCAAGTTTCAACTACTGATACTTGCTCTGTAGATTTCGTACCAGCATATCTTGAAACAAGTGTTTCAGTTGGTAATGTTGCTCAGACAGGTGTTTGGGTTTCTGATGATGTAGTGCGTCAATACTGCGAAGATGCTTCTCGTACAGTTGCTGTAGGTGTTCCTGCAACTTCTTTGATGACTGAGCATTTAAACTCAGTACTTCATGCAATGAATGGCATCTATCAAAAGATGGAATACGAACTAACTGATGCAGTTACTTTCGGAAATCATCAAGCTACAGGTAGTGCTGCTGCAGTAACTGTTAACATTGAGCAGGATGGTACATTAAATGATTTAGGCACAGGTTTGACTAAGTTATTAATGGATGCTCAAGTTAATGAGTTCTGCGAAGCTCCAATGATGGTTGGTCCATTAGGAAGTAAGTTCCATGCATTTGACATGCAAAAGCAATATCGTGCATTAGCAGCAGGCTCAGGATTTAATCCTGCTATGATGGCTGACAATTCAGGATATTCATTCTATGCATCAGGTCAAGCAGCTTCAAGATGGGGTAATGCTAATGCTTTAGGTATGTTCGCTCAAGGCTCTGCTCACTTAATTGAGAGATTAGACAATGTAGGATCATTTGCTGGTCAGCGTGGTGCTTCTTTCTTTACAACTATCATCGATCCTCGCACTCAGTGCTGGACTCCAGGTGGATTATCTAACATTCAGTTTGACTTACAAGTTAAGTACATTGATTGTCCTGATGATTTAGCTCGTTTAAATGGTGATGGAGCAGTTGATCCTTCTAGTTTAGATGCAGCTCGTGGATATGCATTAATCATTAAGAAGCGTTATGGCTTATTCCAAACTCCAACAGATGCATTTGATGCAGCAGATCGTATGACTGGAAGTAATGGCTCTTTACTTTACACAATCACAAACTCTTAATTAAATTAAGTATAATCGGGAGGTGGGCA